CTCTCTACAGTTAATTTCCCTTCTGGTGTTCTGTATAAAAACCGAGTCAACATTTCTCGCTTTGATATCTCACTAGGAAAGAATTTTGTCAAATCTTTCATCGAACCTGCCTGGGGAAAATACACCAATTGCAAGTCGGAATCAAAGTGTTCGCATTTCGGTCTAGGTTCTTCCTTTCGGAATGAGAATAAGCTTTCGCTTATCCACGCTCCGTCAAGATTCTCCGTTACGAATTTACTAACACGAGACGTAAAGTTCTTTCCTGGTAATCCATCCTTCCCTTCATTCATAACTATCTTCAACGAATATCCTTCGATAAGTTTTAAATGTTGGGGTATCATGAGAATTCCCGATTTGACAAATAGGCCATTGCAACGTTGACGCTCATATCCTTTCGGATCGATCGTAACAACACTGCAAAGTTGTTTTCCAACTGCTGTCATCAAATCTTCCACATTGGAGCCTGGCAAAATACCATCTGGCAGTGGTTCTACTGCCACTTGTTTCCACATGTTGTTTTCATCACGTTTGACAGTGAGGTCATCGCCCTCACTAGCCAATTTTCTGAATCTTCGAACATGGGTCCAAATTTTGTATAATGCCATGAAACCCATAACAAAAGAAAGTCCTAGCCCAAATTGCTTGGCATAAACTTCTATGAGTTCCGGAAGTTGCCTCCAAAAATGGTCCAATTCCAGGTATACTTCGGTAGCCCTTCTCAGGTAACTACGTATAGCAAAGATTAGACCAAATGAAACAATTCCTAATGCTCCAAATGGCGTGTTGATCCAAGACCAACATTCTCGTACACGGCCGACAATTGCTTCACAAATACGTGGATTATTAATGATCTCTCGATGGACAGCATCTCTAGAATACAAAAACAATTCTCTAAATGCAAGGTATATGATGAGATCAACCCACAACATAATGTCAAACAACTTATTTGCTAATGTCCAGCCAAATTTCACAACATCTTCATCGTAAATAAAACCATGTTCCCGTGCGATAGGCACCCACTTACTATTCAAGTAATGTATTCCTTGGGACATGGTTTCTTTCACAGTATGGAAATCGCAGAGACAAAACGCAACAAACACGATGATAGAAAAAGAAATTTTACTCCAATTAAAAATGTTCCATTTAGATCTTACGGGTTCATGCAGGGGCACAATAGCTCCT